ACAAGCCGCATCATCTCATTATCAGATGGCACAAGTGCCAACGTAGTGAGTTTATTATATTCGGCAACATCAAATCAAATTGAGGCGTGGGTGCGTTTAAGCGGCACATTACAAGCGCAATTGACTCATACGTTAGATGATGCAACAACCGCCGTTAAAATGGCTTTAAAATACCGCAATAACGAGTTTGGTTTATGGGTCAATGGCGCAAATGTCGGATGGGATTATTCCGGATCCGTATTCAGCGCCGATACATTGGACTCATTGCATTTTGATAATGGCGGAGGGTTAAACGAATTTTTTGGCAAAGCAACCGCGGTAATTGTATTTAACGAGTTTTTATCCGATACGGAAATGGAAACTTTGACCGGTGGCAATTTATCCGATGAGGAAATATTGGCCGCGTTTGAGTTAAGAGTATCGGATGATAGTGGCATATTTGAATCACCCGATTGTGTATTGGCAAAATTACAATCGTATCCAGATGGAGACGAGGCCCGCAGATTGTTTGATATATACAATGAACGTTGTGAAGATTTAAGCGGATCAACCGAGGCGAGAAGTTGCACCATTGACGAGTTAAATGCCTTGTTATAATGGCACGCAAACCAAAAATCATTTAAAATAAAATAATTATATTTGTAACATATTAAAAAGAAAAAATTATGGCAACAACATCAGTATTTAACGGAACTAATTTATTGCTTTCAGTCGAGGGTAGTGTATTAGGTCACACCACATCTTGTAGTTTGTCTTTGTCAAATGATTTGCCAGAGGCAACCACAAAAGATTCAAATGGTTTTCAAGAAGTGATCGCCGGTGTGATTTCCGGAGAATTATCTTTTGATGGCCTTGTAGATTATAGCGATACGGCCAACGCGATTGAATTAGCCGATTATCTTTTAGCGCGTACGCAAATTACTTGTGTTTTCGGAACTGCCGAAACCGGTGATGCGATTTATACCGCTGAGGGGTATCTTTCAAGCGTTGAGCAATCAGCCGAAATGGAATCACCGGTATCATATAGCGGATCGATTACATTGACCGGTGCAATCACCAAATCGACCAACCCATAATTTAAGGGATTAGCCTACTAGGGAAGTCATCGTCATTAATTTGGCGGTGGCTTTTTTTTGTGCTATTTTTACAAAAAATATTTACACAATGGCAAACAAAAAACGAGGATATATTGATATCCAATTAGGTGGCAAAAAAAGAACGCTACATTTTTCAATGAATTTTTGGGTTGAGTTTACAGAGCAACTCGGCGTATCATTAACCGACATCGGCAATGTATTTAATGGCGGTATGTCATTAAGCGGCATCAGGGCGTTAATTTACTCAGCGGTTCGCGCCAATGATTTAGAGCAAGGCAATGATATTGATTACACATTGTATTCTGTTGGCGAATGGCTTGAGGAATTGGAGGCCGAGGCAATAAATGACATCGTTGCCGTTATGATGGAGTCAAAGATACTTGGCAACTCATTGAGCGATTCTAACGCGCCAAAAAAGCCGAAGCCGCCGAGAGTACAGAATTAAGTTTTGAGTCCGTTACGGAGTACTATATTGGGCAAATTGGCATAATGCCCGATGTCTTTTGGCGGCAAACTTGGCGTGAAAATGCGCTAATGGCCGAAGCATATCACAATCAAATCAATTTGAATTGGGAGCAAACCAGATATTTGGCAACAATGGTATACAATGTCAATTGTCAAAAGAAATCACAAATGGTAAAGCCAGAGGATTTATTTCCATTGCCATCAGACAAAAAAAGAAATCCAGACAAGGGCAAGCCCAAATCCACATCGGAGCAATTCGAGGCATTTAAAAAGAAATACGAGAGTGCCGTACCACAAAAGACGTTTAAATTATAAGCGTCTTTTTTTTTGTATTTTTGTTTCACTACATTTTAGATTATGGCACAACAGAAATTAGGTATTGAAATCACCGGTAATGCGCAAGGATTAACCAATGCGATAAGCACCGCAGAGGGCAAATTAAAATCATTTGGCAGTAAATTACAAAGCGTAGGCGGTAACCTTACGCGATCACTTACTTTGCCATTAGTTGCAATTGGAGGTGCGGCCACTAAAATGGCGCTTGACTTTGATCAGTCAATGACGCAAATCAAATCCCTTGTTGGAATTGCTGGGGATGAGGTTGATGCGATGGGTGAAACCGCCAAACAAATGGCGCTTGATACCGGCAAAAGCGCTACCGAAGCCGCAGATGCTTTGTTTTTTATTACATCCGCTGGTTTACGTGGCGATGAAGCGATGCAAACATTGGAGGCATCATTAAAGGCCGCCGCAGTTGGTTTGGGTGAAACCAAGACCATTGCCGATTTGGCAACGTCAGCAATGAACGCATACGGATCGGATACATTATCAGCGTCAGCCGCGACCGATATATTAGCAACCGCAGTACGCGAGGGTAAATTAGAAGCCAGCGAATTAGCCGGCTCAATGGGTGGTGTGATACCAATTGCCTCAAATTTAGGCGTGGAGTTTCATGAGGTTGCCGGAGCAATGGCCGCAATGTCAAGAACTGGGACAAATGCATCCGAAGGCGCGACTCAGTTAAATGCCATTTTATCATCAATTGCAAAACCAACAGAGCAATCTATTGCGGCGTTTGAACGAATGGGTTTAACGACCGATGATTTGCAAAAGTCGTTGGCAGAGGATGGTTTAATGAATACTTTGGTTTTACTAAAAAATCGATTAGACTCAACCGGTATGTCATTCACCGATATTGTGCCAAATATTAGAGCGTGGAAAGGGGTTTTAGATTTAACCGGCGCGGGTATGGAAACCAATATCGGCATAATGCAGTCATTGGAAGATCACTTGGGCGCAACCGATAGAATGTTTAAAATCAACGCAGAATCGGCATCGTTTAAATTTAACAAGTCGCTCAATGAAATGAAAGGATCACTACTTGAGGTGGGGTCGGTTTTATTGGAAATGCTTGTGCCAGCCGTTACCAAATTGGGTAATTTCTTACGAGGGGCAAGTGATGCATTTAAAGAATTAGATCAAGGCACAAAAGAAATGATTATCACCATCGGTGGTATTGTGGCCGCAGTTGGGCCGATGCTTTTGTTTATTGGCAAAATTGTTAGTGTATTTGGTCAACTTGCGCCGTTGTTGCCGGTTATTGCAACCGGTTTTAGATTATTGACCGCCGCAATGATGGCAAACCCAATTATCGCAGTTGCAACGGCAATCGTTGCACTTGGTACGGCAATATATGCCTATACTCAATCGCAAAAGGATGCATTGGCCGATGTCAATACTATTGAAGAGGTTGAGGCGGAAATTGCAAAAAAGCGAAAAAAATATTTTGAGGAAAATAAAAAATTAGCCGAAGGATACGGAGGGCAAACCAGAAAAAATATTCAGGTATTAGGCGATGAGTTAAAGGCATTGGAGGACAAGCGAGATGCATTAATTGCTATGGCACAAACAACTGCGCCAACAACCGCACCAACAACCGGAGGGGTAGTATTGCCAACAGAGGAAACAAAAGAGTCATCTGAACAAACAAGAGCCGCCGTTGAAATGGTTGGTGGATCATTACAAGCATTTAATACTATACAAGTAAAAAATCCGTTTGATGGCGTATCAACCGCAATGGTTTCAAGTGCAGATGTAATGAGTACCGCAGTGGGCGGTGTTGATGAAAAAATGCAAAGGCTACAAGAAACTGCATATTTGGTTGGTGGCGAGGTTGCCAATGCAATGAATAATTTGGCCGCTGGAGCTATCGGGGCCTTGGGCCTTGCTAAAAATGGTCTTGAGGGATTTATTGGTGGATTATTACAAGTGGCCGCACAAGCCATTTCCGCATTTTTAGGACAAGCCATTGCGGCGGCAATTGCTGGAGCAAATATCGCGGCATCATTTACTGGTGCGGCGGCTATCTTTACACAACCGGCATTTATGGCGCAAATGGTTGGTGGCGTATTAGCGGCATTTGCGGCAATTCCAAAATTTGCCGATGGTGGTATTGTTAGCGGCCCAACAATGGGTTTAATGGGAGAATATCCCGGCGCAAAGTCAAATCCTGAAGTAATTGCGCCATTGAATAAATTGCAATCT